ATGGGGGCGCTGACCGACGCCAAGGTTCGCAACGCGAAGGCGGCCGACAAGGCCTATAAGCTGAGCGATGGCAGCCAGCTATATCTGCACGTATCGCCCGCCGGCGGTCGCAGCTGGCGCATGAATTATCAGTTCGGCCGCAATGATGCCGGCAAGCCAATTCAGAAAACGCTGACGATCGGCAGCTATCCTGCCCTCTCGCTCAAGGATGCGCGCGAGGCGCGGGACACTGCGAAGACGCTCCTGGCCAAGGGACGCGAGCCACGGCCCGACGATCTATTCGAGCGCGCGGCGCCGGCAGCCGACACTCGGCCGACTTTCGAAGAGACAGGGCGCGAGTGGCATGCCCTGCAGAAGGGACGATGGTCGAGGGTCCACACGGCCGACGTGCTGGATAATCTCGAAAATGAGGTGTTCCCGACCATCGGTCATCTTCCGATCGAGGAAATAGAGGCGCCTGCCGTGTTCGGCCTGCTGCGCCGGATTGCCGATCGCGGCGCCGTGGAGACGGCGCACCGGACGCGGCAGCGGATCAGTGCCATATTCGTCTATGGTATCGCCATGGGCCGAGCCAACCGCGATCCCGCCGCCGGGCTATCGATCGCGCTGCCCAAGAAGCCGAAGGCAAAGCCGCAGCCAGCGATTACCAGCCTGTCAGGGCTACGCCAGGTGCTGATCGATGCGGAAGGGGAGCGGTGCCGCGCCCAGACCAAACTGGCGCTGCGGCTACTGGCCCTTACCGCCGTGCGTCCGAATGAATTGCATGGCGCCCGCTGGGCTGAATTTGAGGATCTAGATGGCGAGGCGCCGTTGTGGCGCATACCGGCGCACCGCATGAAGGGGGACGCCGATCGCAAGACGGAGATCGACGGCGATCATCTGGTGCCGCTGGCGCCCCAGGCCGTCGCCGTGCTGAATGCGATGGTGCCACTGACCGGCGAATTGCACCTGATATTCCCGACCGATCGCCACCTGCACAAGCCCATGAGCGAGAATACCTTGCGCGCGCTACTGATTCGCGCCGGCTATCATCAGCGTCATGTGCCCCACGGCTTCCGTTCTGCATTCTCGACTATCATGAATGAGCGGGTCGAGCGGCAATGGAAGACTGCCGGCAACGAGGGCGTGGCGCCCGATCGCGCCATCATCGACCTGATGCTGGCACATGTGCCGACCAACAAGGTCGAGGGCGCCTATAACCGCGCGGCCTATATGGCTCGCCGTCGTGAATTGGCCTGTGAGTGGGCCGACATATTGCTGGCCGATATGTGGCCGCCGGCGGTGCATATCGGTCAGCCGATCCGATGGGCAGCGACCGGGCCTGGTCGGCCCGGTCTATAGACATCAGGATGCCTTGTTGATCCAAGCATCCACTTCGCTTTCGATCCATCGGGAACATTTCGCGCCCAGTTTACGCGGGGCTGGGAAAGCCTCGCGACCTACAAGGGCGTAGATATGCGATCGTGAGAGGGCGGTGCGGGCGACAACATCGCTGATTCGCAGGAAGCGTTCTGGTGGGGTGGTTGTCATGCGGCCAGCCTCATTTCCTGCAGAGCGGCTTGGCCCCACTGATCCGCCATGGCAGCCGCGATGCCTGGGAAAAACCGGCTGCGCTCCATCGCCTGTTTCGCGTTGCCAGGCATCCGGTGGACGCGCGACCAGCGCTTATGCTCTTCGGTTCCGCGTGCCGGCGGCGCCAGTCTGTCGGTGTCGATCAGCACCGGCAGGTTTTTGAGCCACAGACAGGTGCGCTTGAATTCTGGATGGCCAAACTGCCACGGCTGCACCGACTGGCGGAATTCCTGATAATTCTCGATCCGCTGCTTGGCATGTCGATGCATCACCGGGTTTTCGACCGCGATGCGCTCGATCGGCGCGTTCCAGAAGGTTGAGAACAGCGCAGCACCTTCATCAAGTTCGGCCCACATATCCGCAGCAGTCCGCCCAGGCGGCGGCGTCGAGAGCCAGCGCACACCGCTGTTGCAAAGCCGCGTGCATGGCGGATGGGCGACGATCAGCAAATCCCACCCCTCGTTCAGATAGTCGCGCGCGTCCCCGGTGATGTGGCGATTGCTCCGATGCTCATCGGGCAACAGATCGCAGGACCATGCGTCATATCCACGCGCGAGAAATGCATCACGGACAGTGCCCGAGAATTCGCAGGCCACAAGAACACGGGGCGTCATGGCTGCACCGCCTTTCGGCCCGCATCGGTGATGGACCAGACGGCATAATGGCCGGGGGCAGTGTAGCCATTCGCAATATGGCCGCGCCGCTGGAGGCGGCGCAGCATGTTGCGGGCTTGGGGCAGGCAGCGCCCGCCGACCACTAGGCCGCAGGTCGATGCGATGGCGGCGGTGGTCGCGCGGCCGCCCTTCGCCAGAAAATTCAGCGCTATAAGTTCGATTAGGGACAGTTGATGGCTCAACGATTTTCTCCCTGCGCGCCGGCGATGGCGCGCGCGATGATGAAGGGGATCGCCAGCAGGGCGGCGATGATGAGCAGGGCGCGGAAAAGGCCTCTGGCCATCATTCCATTCCCAGCGCGGACAGGTAGGTTTCCAGGATCGACTGCATTTCCTGCCGGTCGTGAGGCTGCATCTTCCGAAGGCGGATGACCTCGCGCATCATCTTGGCGTCGAAACCCTGCGCCTTGTATTCGGCGTAGACGTCTTTGATATCGTCTGCGAGCGCCTGCTTTTCTTCCTCCAGGCGCTCGATACGCTCGATGCCCTGGCGCAGATTTTCAGCGGCTGCATTTGTTTCGGACATGATGATTCCTTTCAAAAATTGATGATGGCGAAGAGAGAACGGAGGGCGCACCCCAGCAGAAATCCGGAAAAGGCAGCGAGTCGGGCGGTGCCGGCTATCGAGACGGCCAGCCAATCGCGGATGGAGAAGGCCGGATCGCAGTGGGCACAGCGACAACCCATCGGGTGAACAGTGTTGGGCCAGCGCATCAGCCAATGACCTTCTTGCGATCCAGCTGCTCACAGCGGGTGCAAAGGTCGGGATCAGACTGCGCCCAGGTCGCGTCCTCGCCGTTGGTGTCGTATTGGATCGACCACTGGTCCCAACCGCAGGCCAGGCACAGGCGCGGATGCTGGTCGGGCGGCGCGTCACAAAGCTGGCGATAAACGTCGAGGTTAAAGGTGTAGGCGCGGGACATGTCCGCGACGAAAAAATCGCGCTTCATGCGAAAGCCCACGGTTTCGAGGGCGCCGATGTTGCGTTCGACGTCAGCGCGATGTTCAGGACGATGCCAATAAGGCCGGGCCGCCTGTTCGATCGTCATGCCGGCGGCGGTGCGCCGCAGGGTGACATATTCCCAAGGCATGACGACGGGGCGCGGTGCGGGTTTGCCGTCGTCCAGCATGGCCGCGAGGGAGGGGATGCTACGCATGGAAAGGCCTTTCTCTGTCAGGAAGATTTGCCGGTTGCGCGCGACGGGTCATGGAAGACCCAGCAGCGGACGGAGCCGACGTTGTCGTTGATGGAATTGACCATCGCCTGTTCGATGAACCGGCGAGATTTTGAGGTTTTGAGGGCGCGGATCAGTTCGGAATGGGTGGGCAGCTGCAGGCGCTTTTCGGCGCAGCGGGCCTCCATTTCATTGAGGCGGACAGCGATAAGCCCTTCGTCGCGCTTGCGATGGTGGTTGATCTTGCCGCTGGTCGAGCCCTTCGCCTCGTTCTCTTCCAGGTAGTCGAAGCGCTCCCAGAACAGGCTGACGATCGGGTCTTCGCTGTTGACGGCCAGCTGCCGGTCGCTCGCCATCTGGACGATGAAGCGCATCGTCTGCGCCTGCTGCTCATCGGTCAGCGGGACGATCGCACGGATCGCGTCGAGGAACGCGAGCAACTGCCCATGCGTCTTGGCGAGACGATTCGTGCGGATCGCCGGCAGGTCGAGCAATTCCGCCTCATATTGAGCGAAGGCCTGGCGGAAGCGCGCCATGATATCCTGCTCGCGCCGGGCAGCATGCACGATGAAGCCGGAAATCTTCTCCACCGGCCACTGCTCAAGCCGTTCGGCCGCCGCCTTGGTGTCGTTGGTGAAATTCGACATGTCGAAGCCGAGCGACATGATGCGTTCCAGCACGGCCCGGCTCGCGTTGACCGGTTCGTTCTGCTCGATGACGACGGCGCCCCGGAAAGGCGGTTCGAACGTCTCCATGCCGCCATTCTTGACGCCGCGCGCCCGGACGGTGCGGCCGTTATAGGCGGTCTTCAATTCCTCCCATTCGAACTTGCGGGCGTGGCTGGCTTCCTCGCGGCGGTCGCCCTCGATCAGCACGACGGGAAGATTGCCGACCTTGCCCAGGTTGCGCGCCATGGCCGCCGGTGTCGCCTTCGCCGGATCGAAGCCCTCGTAATTCTCACGACCGAGCAGCTTCCAGAGGAATTCGATCAGGGTCGTTTTGCCGGTGCCCGGCAGGCCGTGCATTTCGAGGAAAGGGAAGGACTTCATTTCGCCGCGGACCTGCTCTGCAAAGAGCGAGGCGAAGTAGAATGTCAGGCAGGTGACGCCCTTGGCGCCATAGGCGGTCCACAGATCGGCAAGCCAGCTGGTGTCCAGCTGGTCGGCGTCATAGTCGATATCCAGCAGCCGTTCGGACGTGCCGAGTTTCAGAGCGTTCTTGCCAATCTGGAAGAATTCGTTGTCATTTGGCTTGTAAACTCGACCGCCCGAGACGGCATATTGGCCGAAGACATAGGCCTTGGCGTCGCGGCAATAGCCGGTGAAGCCGAGCGGGCGCACGTCAGGCAGATCGGGCGTCTGCTGTTGCAGGATGCGGGTCAGCTGGTGCGCGCTGCCGGTCCAGACCCCACCGAAGGCGAACAGGCGATCTTCGAAATTGGATGCCTTGCGCAGCTGGGCGGCGGTGAAATCGCCCTTCACAGAGGGGCGCTTTCCGCTGGGGAAGGATATGTTGAGGAAGAAGCGGGTTTCGTCGGTGGCGTCGTCACGCTGGCGATACAGGACGCGAAAGGCGCAGTTGGCGATTTCCTCGACCATCAGTGCCTCGCGTGAGGCCTGCAGCCGGATTTCCGCCTCTACGGAGGCGTCAACATCCTTGAGCTCGCGGGTGCGGCTCTTGCGATATTCGTCGATCTTTTCCTGCACGACGGCGACGTCGATCGCGCACCAGTAGGTGCGGTTGCCGAAGGTGAAATTGAAATTGGTCCAGTGGTGCTTTTCCCAGATCAGGAACGCCTTTTCCTGGGCGTCCTTGGCCAGAAGCACTTTGCCGAACCAAAGATATTCGGCGCGATGGTCGGCCTCCAGGCGATCGAGGCCAAGCAGGTCGTTCCAATCCAGCACCTTGCCTGTTTCGTCTTCGCCACTGGGCTGCGCCGCTGTCGCCTTCCATCCCTGCTTGATCGCCAGCTTCACATGCTCGCGGCTCGCACCGGTGCCAGCGGCACCGGCGTCATAGGCAAAGACCAGCTGGGGCGAGCGCAGGGGATTGTCAGATGCGGCGATATGCGCGCGCAGCTGTTTCAGGAACTCTTCGGGATAGTTGTTGCAGGACATCGCCGAAATGGCGCGCTGGCCGGCCTGCTCAAGCGCCCAGGCGTTGAAGATGCCTTCGGCGATCCAGATGCTATCCGCAGCGGCCATGTCGTCGATCGACACGTCGGGACGCTGCCAGGCCTGCCCCTTGTAGGGCTTGCCATATGCGAAATTGGCCTTCTTCTCGAAGCGCCCAGGCTGGTCGATCAGACGTTCCCACCAGCTGCCGCCGGGCAAAGGAAAGCGAACAGTGGCCGAGCCAATGCCGCGCTTCTGATCCTGAAACCATTCCTGACTGTAGGCGTCGCGCATCCCCATCAGGTTCAGCTTGCGGGCATCGGTCAGGTAGGCGTCCGCCGCTGCATTGGGGTTCTCGCGCGTCTTCTGGAAGCGGTTCGACCAGGTGTCGAAGATTTCGGGATATCGATCGCGAACCGTCTCTTCCCAACCGCATTTTTCCTGCCGGTTGCACTTGAGAACCCACGGGCTGTCAGCGTTGGCGTAAACCTGCTTTTCGCCGCAATCGGGGCATTTGCCGCCACGCAGCCATGCACCTTTGTCCGTCTTCCACTGGAAGTCGGTTTTCAGCTTGGCGAGCAGTTCGCGGCGGATGTCGTCACGCATGGACATGGCGAGAATGAGACTTTCGAAGGCAAGGAAAGGGCGTTCCCGGCAGCGGGGTCCGCCGGGCTGGATTGGGCAGGAATCAGGGGTGCGGCTGAAAGGCCGCCGGCGGTCAGCCGGTCATGCTGTCGGTGTTAGGCTCGCTGGGCGGACCATCATCATTGGCAGCCCGGTCATTGTCAGCGGCGCGCCAGGTGGTCATCGGCAGCTTTTCCAGCGGCTGTGGCCAGCGCGAGGCGCGGACGGTGCGCAGCGCGGAAATGCCGACGACGAATTCATGACCGCAGTCGCGCAGATCGAGGCAATGATAGTAGACCTCCCGATAAAGGAGGCTCTTCTTGCCGATGTTACGGGCGAAAGCGCGTGCCCCGCAGGCCGGGCAATCCACCGTTGCCATGCGCGGCTGTTCCTTGCCTTTAGTTGTTGGCCGCTGGCCCTTGCTCATGTGCGTACCCCCGCATTGTCCGCGCCGGCTCCATTGCCGGGCAGGAATGATCTGAGACGGGACAGCAGGCGGATGACGGCGCCGCTCGCTTCCTCAGTCTCTTTGATGGCGTGATGGATCTCTGTCGGGGATGCGCCATGCTGCATCACATGGATGCTGCTGCTGATCGCGTCCGCCGTTTCCAGCGATGCCTGGGCGATGTCGTCAGCCAGCGCCGCCCGACATGCCAATGTGTTCGAAAGCTCTACGTCCAGTTGCCGCGCATAGCTTTCGAGGATCGGGGCAAAGCCGCCGCCCGCTTCAATGAAGGCGCGATCGAGCGCTATAGCCTGATCGAGCGTTGGCATGCTGGCCTTGTCGCTCTCGCTCCAGTAGCGAACCGCACGCTTTGACCGGCGTGTGATCTTGGCGGCATGATCCCAACCTATGAGGCCAACCGCCGTGGTGACAGCGAGCGAGAAGGTTAGAGGGGCGCGGACCTTCGTCATGCTCCAGGCCTTCCGATTGCGCACATCGCGAAGATATCGGCGCCACTGATCATCAAAAAAACTGCGAGGCTGTACCAGCGCGGCAGCTGCGGCATCGGGGCAGGCTCATCACGCACGGTCAAGTCTTCCGGGATCGTAAAGGCATGCCGCGACGCAAAGCGACCGCGCAGTGAATAGGTTGGAGCGCTGTTTTCAGTTCCCGAGAGGGTTTTAGACTGGGGCAGGCGCTCCCGCTGCCGGTTGTCGAAGGTGCGACCCGAAGGCTTCGACATATCGTGAATGGGGCCGGGCATCAGGCGATGTCCTTTCGTTGCGCTTTGAGCTGCCGATCGCAAGCGACGTCCAAATGGGCGGACGGTATGTCGGTGCAGAATGGGTCAGCAGGTAAAGAAAGTGGATAAATGTCGGGCCGAAGAAGGTGGCGCGAAACTTTGGTTGTAGATTCGACAGCCAACACATGCTCAGCGGGAAGTCGCTTTCCCGACTGCAGCCATTTCCAGACAGCAGTCTGAGAAACTCCGCAAATTCTGGCGAATGCGGACTGTGATCCTGCCAACAGGACCGCGGCTTGCAGCGCTTCAAATGGGGTCGCATTTTCGCTCATGAGCACCGATTACAACCATGGGTGTAACCCCGTCAAGACTAATTCGTCCATGGCAATCTACATCCATGGTTGTAGGGTTCGATCATGCTAATTCCCGACCGGCTCATCGCCCGCATGGACACGGTCAATGAGACCCAATCTAGCCTGGCTAGGAAGGTGGGAGTCAGTCCGCAGACGATTGGGAAATTGGTTCGCGGGGAGTCCGCGTCGTCAAGCCACCTCCACCTAATTGCGCAATTTCTCCGTACGACACCTGCCTATCTGACGGGGCAGGTCGACAATCCAGATGAGGGTGCGTACATCCCGCCCACACCGGAAGAAATTGCCCAGCAGATGGGGCTGGTGAAAGTTGAGGAAGTGGATTTAGCGATCGGGATGGGCGCAGCCTATCTAGATGAAGCAGCTATCGCGACAGTTGAGCGCTGGATACCCGAGGATTGGGTGCGGGAATTTACGAACGCGCCGGCATCATTTCTGACTATCGCGCGACCGGTCGGCGACAGCATGTACCCGACCATAAACGACCGTGATATAATCCTGATCGACAGATCGAAGCGCTCGATTGATCGACAAGAAGCGATATGGGCTTTGGTCTATGGCGGTCTTGGAACTATCAAGCGTGTCCGCGCCATGCCCGATGGCACTTATAAGCTCATGGGTGACAACCCCCAAGTTCGGGAAGAAACAGCAACAGATGGCGACATGTTTGTAATTGGCCGCGTCGCGGGCGTAATAAGGCGCACGTAGAATGTTTTTGCTCGTTTTCGCAGCTTTGATGGCTCAAGTGGATGACTGCGCGTCAGCGGTTCACACGGATCTGCCTTCGGCCCCCAAGGTCTGTGACCCCGGCGACGCGAAGATCGACATATTTTCGCCGGGTGGAATGACCGACAGCTGCCTGTCCGCTTTGAAATCGGGCAAAAAGCTGGGCGAGATCGGACCACGCTTACCTGTAGTCGCCCGCAACAGCCTGACGGCCGAGTTCGACAAGCGTATCGAAGCATGCCGTCACCCAAAAAAAGACGAACCGACACCAACGCGCGATATCACCCAGATTTGGGATTGAACGCCGCCTTTGCACCTAAGGCACCGTCTCCATCTTGAGCGCGGTCATGAACCCGCCGCCATTATCGAGGCTGTGTGTGACCTCGCTGATCAGCCAGGTGCCATCGATCCCGGCTTTGATGCCGGTCACGCTCGCGCGCAGATCGACATAGATGTCGGCACGGCCGAGCGCCAGGCGCATATCGAGCGTAGCAGGCGCGCGCTTTAGCCGCGCCTGTTCGGCGGTTGCGGCGCGTCGGGCCGACGCTTCATCCGCAAAAGTCTTGCGGAGCCGCTTGGCGCCATCCTTCTCCCCGATGGTCACCGTCTGACGCTTCGCAGCCTTTCGATCGTGCCAGCTGGCCGTCACACCCGCTTGGCCGTCGCGCTTCTGCCGTTGCCAGCTATGGCCGTCGCCAGCGCTGCGGCGGATGGTCAGGGTCGGCAATGCCGTGCCACTGGTGGTGGTGCCGGCGCCTTTGCGCGCGAAGAGGAGGGTGCCGTCCTTGATGGTGGCAACGGCATCATTTTCGCGGCCCAGGCGGCGCAGGAAGGCGATATCGCTTTGCCGGCTCTGACTGATGGTCGGGAGCGCGATCGACGCCAGGTCGGCCGCTATGCGCGGTGTGAGGCCATTGCGACCTGCAACCTCCTGCAGCACCGCGCCCAGCGTGGTATTTTGCCAGCTCTGTTCGCGGCGGTTGCGGATATCGCTGGTGAAGTCGGCCGCGCGGGCGCGAATGCGGATCTGATCGGGAGGGCCGCTATGGCTGACATCATCGACCTTGAAGCTGCCCTTGTCGATCAGGCCGGGCGACACGTCGCGCCCCTGCTTCCAGCCCAGCCAGACCCGCAACAGGGCGCCTTCGGGCGGTATGGCCAGGCCGCCTTCGCTGTCGTCCAGCACGATATCCAGCTGGTCGGCTTCATCGCCGCGCTTTTCCGACAAGGTCAGCGACACCAGGCGCGGGCGGATATCCCCGGTCAGGTCACGATCGCCCAGGGTGACGCGAAAATTGGCGATGTTGGCGAGACGGTCGCTCATTGATCATCCACCCGCAGAAGGTCGATGGCAAAGTCGATGCGCTGGGCGCGACCATCCGTCATGAGGTAGGCGTGGCGCTCGTCGATCGCCTCGATCACATAATCGCCGAACACTGTGCCGGTGCCGTCGAGCAGGGGCCAGGCTTCGCCCGACGCCGCCATGTCGCGCAGATCGTCGATCGAGACACGGCCATCGGTGATTTCAGCATAGACCGCACCCGACAGACTGACCGTCTCTTCGCCCGGCCCAACGAACTGGGTGGCGTCGCGCGCGCCGACGCGTGGGCTGCGCGCATGGCGCCAGGATGCGCGGCGCTGCAGTTCGTCATGGGCAAGGGTTGGCAGGTCGAAGATGAACATGCCAAGGGCCATCAGCATCAATATTCCCCTTCGTCGCCGAAGCCGCGGCCGCGCCGTTCGCGCTCGATCTGGTCGATGGCCTGGCGCACCTGGTCGGCAATGTCCTGCGCCGGGGCGCCGCCGGTGACCTGCACGCTGATGGCATAGGTGATATGGGCTGCCGGCGCGGCGCCGGCTCCCGCCTGGGCACCGCCTGGCGTAGCAGCGGCCGCGATCGAGGGCCCTGCGGCGCCGACCGCCAGCGCGCGGGTGATATCGCCGGCGATGGCCTTGATACGCCCCAGCGGGCCGTCCTGACCGCCGATAATACCGCCTTCCAGCCCCTGCATCATGAAGTCGCCATAGGAAGCAAATAGGCGCGAGGGGCTATGAATGCCCATCTTCTCCTTGAACCAGTTCGACACTGACGATGCGGCATTGATGACGGTGGATTTGAGGGCCGACAGCCTGCTGGTGATGCCGCCGATCAGGCCATCGATCAGGTAGCGGCCGATTGCCGCAAAATCGAGCGAGCGCAGATAGGAGAGCATCGGCATGAAAGCGCGGATCATCAGGCCCAGTGGGGTGAAGCCCAGGAAGATATCGACCAGCGCACCAATCGCGGCGACGGTGTTGCTGCGGATCGTCTCCCACAGGCTGGCAAGCCACCCCACGATGGCGCCCCAATTATCGTAGATCACATAGACCAGGGCGGCGAGCGCGGCGATGGCCGCCACGATCAGCAGCAATGGGCCAAGCGCAATGCCGAGCGGCGCGGCGGCGGCGGTCAGGGCGGCAAACGCTAATCCGAGGCCGCCCAGAATGATCAGCAGCCCCGATCCTATGCCCATGAACATCATCAGCGCCTTGGTGATGCCGGGATGTTCCTGTGCCCAATGGCGCAGGCCACTGGCCGCCCATTGCACAATGCCGGCCAGCTTCACCACCGTCGGCAGCAATGCCTTGCCCATGGTGATGTTGAGGCCCGACAGGGCGTTGGTGGCGAGGCCGGTCGCGCCCTCCGTCGTGCCGATGCGGTTGAGGAATTCCGCCTGCATCGATCCGGCATAGCGGCTTTCATCGCCGACCAGCGCCAGACGGTTCTTGAGGCCGTCGAGATTGGTGAGCATCGGCGCGATGGCGGCGACGCTTTCCGAGCCGAACAGCTGGGTCAGCAGACCCGACTGCTGATCGGCGTCCAGCTTGCCGATGCGGCTCATGACATCGACGATCGCGCCGGCGGCATCGGTCTGCATGCGCTTGGCAACGTCGGTGGCCGACAGGCCCAGCGCCTTGAACGCGCCCTGCTGGCTCTTCGTCGCGGCTTCGCCCTTGGTTAGCGCCAGCATCGTGTTCTTGATGCCGGTGGCGGCGACATCGCTGGGCACGCCGATCGAATCGAGCGTGGAGCCGAGCGCCGCGATCTGGGGCGCCGCGAGGCCCGCGACCTTGCCCAAGGGGCCGATGCGGGTGATGATGTCGGTGACATTGGCGGCCTTGCCGCCAAAGGTGTTGGTCAGCGCATTGACGCGGTCGCCCAGCGCGCGAACACCATCCTGGGGCAGTTCGAAGGCGGTGCGCCATTTGGCCATGGTTTCGCCGGCGACGTCGGCGGTCATGTCGAAGGCCACGCCCATCTTCGCCGCGTCGGCGGTGAATTCCTGAAGCTGCTGGCGCTGGTCGGCCATGGGCCGGCCCATCTTGTCCATGCCGACACCGGCAGCGCCGGCGGCGGCCGCGATCTGGGCCAAGCCTTCGGCCGGCACCGGGATCGTCTCGCTCATATCGAGGAAGTCGGTGGACATCTGCTCGATCTGTGGCCGGGTCATGTTGGTGACCTTAGACACGTCGGCCATCGCGCTTTCCAGCGTCATCGCCTGCTTGGTCGCCGCGACGACGGGCAGGCCGGCGGCGGTGCCGGCGGCGATCATGCCCAGGCCCGCCCCGGTCGCCTTGGCGCTGATGTCGTTCAGTTTTTGGGTGTTGCGATTGGCCTGGTTCAGCTTTTCGACGGTGCCGATCTGCTGCTTGAGCGCCTTGTTTGCATCATAGACCCGGCTCGACAGCCGATCCTCATGGGCGGCAAGGTCGGCAACGTCGATCCCGGCGGCCTCCAATTGGCGCTGCAGCTGCTGCAACTCCTTACCGCCCGCCTCGACCCGGTCGGTCAGCATGCTCGCCTGGCGCTGCGCCTTTTCAAATTCGGTACGCAGCTTCTTGGTCGGGGCTTCGGTCGCCTCCAGTTCGTGGCGCAGCTGCGCGACGCGGGCCTGTGTCTGCTGCAGCTGCTGATGGTCGGACGCGAAGCGCCCTTCGGCCGCCTTGTAGCCGCCCACCTGTTTCTGCAGGGCGTCGAGCGCCTTCAGCTGCTTCTGGGTTTCGGCCAGGTCGCGGCGGGCGCCCGATGACGCATTGGTGATGGACTTGAGGGGCGCGGTGACGCGGTCCAGCCCCTCAAGGATCAGCTGCATGCGCAGATTACGGTCGGCCATTCTTCTTTTTCCCGGTTTCGGGCGGCTTGGCCCGTTTCGCAGCCTGTTCGCGCCAGCCCATCAATTCGGGCAGCGTCATCGGGTCCATGACATCGGGCGACCAATGGAAGATGATCGCCACATCCGCCATCGCGTCATCTACTGAGCGAGGGCATCCGCACGATGCGACTTCTGCAGCAAAAAACCGCCGATTTCCGTGCCGATGGCGAGCAGGTCAGCGGTGTCGAGATTGGCCACATCGACTTCGGTGATGGTCGGCACGGCGATGCGCGGCACGATCTTGATCAGGGCATCGACCTTGAGCTGGCCCAGATCGACCAGGGTAAGGCCGCGCAGTTCGCCCGATCGGGGCTTGCGCAGTTGCAGCGTGTCGATCGTGGTGTCGCCCTTGATGATGGGGGTGTCGAGTGTGACGGTGCGGAAGATGGGGCCGGTGTCGTTGTCGTTCATGGCGATAACCTATTTGCGAGGGGAGGGGCGGCCCGGCGCGCGACCGGGCCGGGGGATCAGAAGATGCCGATGGCGTTGCGGATAGCGGCGCGGCGATCGACACCATCGACAATCTCGATGCCGGCCAGGACGTCGATTTCGATTTCGGTGCGGCCGTTCCAGACCAGCTTGTAATAGACCAGGCCCGAGGTGACGGAGAATTCTCCGGCCTCGCCGACTTCCTGGTCACCGAATTCGATTTCCTTGTGGCGGCCGCGCACGATCACCTCGACGCTGTCGACGGCGCCGCTATCGTCCTGCTGATAGGCGCCGGCAAAGCGCAGATAGACGCCGTTGACGGTGGTGATGCCGAACTGGCGCAGGATGTCGCGCATCGGGCCGCCAAAGGTGGAGGTCATCTCCAGCGCCTCCAGCCCCATGTCCATTTCCGCGATGCCGCCCATACCGCCGCCACGCCATTCCTCCGTCTTGCGGGTCAGGGTGGGCAGAGTGACGGTCTTGCACTCGCCAATATAGGCGAGGCCTTCGTTGAAGAGCATCATGTCCTTGAGGGTACGGGCCATGCCCATGGCGATATTCCTTTGATCGAGAGGGAGAGAAGGGCGCGCGCGGGCGTCAGCCGACCTCAGTCAGTTGGGCGGCGAAGTCGGCGAAATATTCGTCGGTGATTTCCTGCTGGAAGCCGAGATCCTCAAGCGGCGGCGGGACGGTATATTTGTAGCGGATGCGCAGCTTGCCCGCCTTGAGGCTGTCCACCGGATTTGCCGCCTCGTCATACCAAGCCTCAAAACCCAGCACGACGCCGGCGGCCTTGAGATTGCGGCCAAGGCCATTGATGGTTTCCACGACGTCCTTGGCCAGGCTGGGCGTCAACGGCTTGTCCACCGCCCAGTCCATGCCCTTGGCCACCGTGTCGGCCAGCAGCTGCGCCACGCGCACGCCACTTTCGAAGACGAACAGCGGATCGTCCGAACAGGTGCGGTTGCCCCAGAAATAGAAACCGCTGCTCTTGCGGATCAGCGCCGTGATCTGGGAGGCGTTGAGCAGGCCGGCATCGGTGTCCTGGTCCTCAATATCCCAGTGGATCGGCTGCGACAGGCCGACCACGCCATCGACGGCGACGTTCGACAGCGTCTTCTGCGGCCCGGTCTGTTCGTCGATATAGGCACGCAGGCCCATGGCGTGCGCCGCGGCGAAGCTGGTGACGTTGGCGCTGGTATCGGTGTCCCAGGCGAGAAAGTCGGGCATCAGCAGCATCAGTTCGCGCTGGGTGAAGTTGGCGCGATAGAGCTTCGCAGCGGCGACGTTGGCGCCGATCGCGCGGGCATAGGCAAAGGCGCGCAGCTTCTTGGCGACGACCGCCAGCGCCGTGGTCACCGCCTGCGTCTCAAGGCCGGGCGTGCCCAGGATGCGCGGGATGACGCCGACGTCCGCCGACGCCGACAGCAGCGCCTGCATGCCGGTGCGGCCGCCATCGCCAGTGATGGTGCCGATCACGTTGCTGGCGGTTTCGGCCGCGTCCTCACCTTCCTCGACCCGCACCACGACGATGATGGGGCGGGTGATGTCGGCAATGGCGCGCAGCGAGCGCGCCAGCGTGCCTTCGGCGCCAGCATCGCCGATCGCGGCTTCGATGTCGCTGATCAGCATGGGCGTGTTGAGCGGGAAGGCGGCGGCATCGGCATCGGGCGCGGTGCCGACCAGGCCGATGATCGCTGTGCTGACCGCCGTCAAGGTGCGGGCGCCGGCGGCGACTTCGGTAACGGTAATCCCATGTTTGAAGGCAGTGGTGGCCATGGATGGACCTTTCTTCAGCGGATGAGGGGCAGGAGGATGCGGGAGAGGCTGGCGGTGGCGATGTCGCCCTTGCGCGTCGCCTCGATTGCCAAAGAGGCGGCGCCGGGCTTGTCACCGGCAACAAGGGACACACGGCGCAGGCGGATGCGGTCTTCCCATCGGGAAATTGCCAGCGCCGACGCGGCATAGATGCGCAGGATGTTGGCGCCGGTCATGGGTCGATCGATCAGGTCGGGAACCGGCGAGCCATATTCGCGCCGGCCAACCAGCGACCCTTGCGGCGTGCCGATGATGTCGGCGAGCGACTGGGCGATATCGTCCAGGCCGTCGAGCCGGGCGCCTGTGGTGCGATCCATGCACGCCATCAGACCGGTTCCCCGGATTGGGCGGCGCCAGCCTGCACCTGGCCATGCTTGTGGCTCTTGAGGCTGATGCTGCCGGCGATCACGTCTTCCGAGGCCTTGATCGTGCCGCTGACGTTGAGGTTGCCCGCGATATGGGTGTCGCCCACGATGCCTGTGTCGCCGATGATGGTGACGCCGCCGGGCGCATCGATCGTGATGCTGCCACCTTCGGGCAAGGTCGCGGTCAGTTCATGCGCGACATGATCATAAGCGATCACGGCACCATCGGGATATTCGACCAGGCTGACATTGGGGTCGGTCGAAGGCGGCGGGCAGGCATCGGAATAGAGGCCGACGATCGCCAGGGCGGCGTCAAGATCGCCTTCCGGCGCAAGGATCAGGCATTGTTCGCCGACGCTTGGTGGGGACCAGGCGCGGATATTGCCGGCGCGCTGGGCAATCCACGGGATGTCGCCGGTGACGATGTCGCCGCTTTGCGCAGTGCAGGTGGCGTTGGGCAGATCGACAGATGCGATCGTGCCCAGACGAAGCACTTCGCCAGCTGCAGCTTCGGGATCAGAAAAACGCGCCATGGCGGCGACCATGACGCGAGGAGCGGCCGCGCGCGCCGGGGCGCATATGGAGAGGGTGCCTCTCCATATGCAGTCATTCTAGCGCCCGCTGCCATGAAAACAGCTGCAACGAGGTTCTGAATGGGCGTCCACTTCCGGTTGACGCTGGAACTTCGTTACTTCAGGGAGTTGCGATCAAGTGATTGCCATTGGGGGAAGGCGTTCCATGTCAAATGACGCAGCAAATGCGAAGGTGATACTGAAAAAGTGCGTTTCGCTTTCAAAAGCGCAGCGCTGGCGCCGCCTTCTCATTACCACTGAGAACGATAAAAGCTTTCTGCTTTTCCCGCGAATTCTAATCTACAAGCTAGATGCCGCTGTCGCTCTTGGACACTTCAGCCTAATCAAAGCCATCGTTGAAGAGGCAAAGACAGTAGCGGGATTCCCCGACGAGACGTTTGCAATCGTTCGCGAGATCAATCGATACGGCTTTACCGAGCAGGCGACGGCACTGCTGTTGGAAAAAAGTGATCTCAAAGATGACGTCGCTTTCGTGCCGTCTATTAGACGCTTGCTCAAAGCCACTGCCGATCCCGAACTCAGGAAGAAGCTGACTGACGCGCTGGACACTGCGACAAGAGGAGGCGCCAGCATAGCGCCTGTCCGATCCGAGCATGCATTCCCTGACCGAGTTAACGCTGTGCCAGCAGGTGAGGTTCGGTTGTTTCACGCGACAACAGTCGGCCGCCGGCACATTGACCGCCTGAATGCTGATACGGCAGCGTTTCGTGATCGCATTGCCGACCCCAACAATGCGAGGGTCGGCGAGTATCACGACGTTTTCGTAGATTGCTGGGGACAAATCTGGAATGAAGATGGAGCGGTAATCCATTCTGTCGGCATGCCGACCCCCCCATTAAAACGAACCGACGTGACCCAGGCTGATACGGCCATGCACGCGCTTTCCAAAACCCGTGGAATTTATCATTTTCTTGTCGATCGCTTGCCGATGTTTGCATGGATGCACGGCAACGCGGCTGCATCGTCAATTCCCATCTTGCTGCGGAGCGGCGCGCCCACTTTCGAGCGGCAATTGCTCGAATTGGGGGACTTTCCCACAACGCAGATTATGGAGGTGTCTGAACCTATCTTTGTCCGCCGTTTGATCCGAGTTCGTTGCGGCTTTGAAGGATTGGTTGGCTGGCAACATGTCGCCCCTTTGTTTGACCAGATCATCGATAATTCGCTCAAATTAGCGGCGCAGCACGACGTCAAACTGCCAGAGAAAATCTATATCTCGCGAGCGCTTGCCGCGAGGCGGCAGATGGCCAATGAGCATGATGTGCATGAAGCCATGCAATCTCGGAATATTGCGGTCTATCAGTTTGAAAATATTCCGCTGTGGCACCAAGTCGCGCTTTCCCACTCAGCAAAGACAATCGTTGGTCCTCATGGGGCTGGCCTGTCTCACCTGATGTTCGCGCCCTCAGCAACAAAGATCATCGAGATACTGCCGATCGCAGATGGCACTTACACGTTGCGGTGGAATTTCTCGCGTTTGGCCCAGGTGCGAGGGCAGAACTATGTTGCCTGGCTGGAAGAGCAACCGTTGCCAGTCTCAGATCGCTGGACGACGACGACGGACCAATTTCTTCCCTTCCTCGATGCCGAACTCGCCGACTAGCGCCAGAATTCCCAGAAGCGGGGCGTAACTGGCTGGGTGTCTGGCATCGGATCGCCACCAGGGTTTATTGGATCGATGGTCGCTGTCATGTCTTGGCATGCGGCCATTATCCACCGGTGGCTCTCGCCTGTGGTAAGGTCGGTCGCAAGCTGGCTGTAAACGCCCCCATTAAACTCGATAGGGCCTAGCTTGAGGCCTTTGGTAACATTGCCGCGCAATTCGAATGGCTTTGAGCAAATCCCAGTCTCATTGAAAGATTCGGCGAGTTCCTGAGCGGACTTATTTGCCTTGCGACCAAAATAGTCGTCGCGCTTCCAGCTTTCCCACCTGCTTTGCCCAAATTCCCGTGTCCAATATGTACGTTCCATCTGTTTGCCGCGGCCATAACTCAACCCGCTGCCGTCGACTTGAGAATATGGATGGGAAACTATGGCATTCATCGTTTTGCCCGACGTGAATTTGAAATTGCCTCTCGTCCATACCGCTAGGAACCGAGACGGGTATTCGACGGGACAAGCGGAATTGAGCGCGGGAAGCGACGTCAGAGAAGATTTCTTCTGGCCGATTGCGAAGCCATATTTTCCCTCCGCGGGAATGTCCGAACTAGAGAGCAGCCAATTGCGAAAATAGCGACGCGAGGTTGAGGGCGCTTTGGCACATTGAGGGGTCAAGCCTCCGCCGACGATGCCCCCGTCCTTCCCTCTGGACCATGCGCCCATGATGAACGCATAGTCGCTGTCGTACCAACGCACAGAGTAATAGGCAGGGATCGGCGCAGAGGTTTGGCAACCATCCTTTTCGATTTGGACTGCGCCTACGATCCTGTTTGTCCCACCGCGGCTCCACAAAATGTTATCCCGGATCAGGCGACGCCGCCCACAAATTTGCGTGCCCTCCGGCAACACTTTGGTCAGATGATAAGGGATTTTGTCGTTGGACGTCAGATTTCGACGTGAAGTGCAGCGAGCATCGGTCGGGATGAGGCCTATGATGACCTTTCCGCGGGGATCGAGACAGACGTCTTGCGCGAGATAATCTTCGATATCTGGTTTCGAAGCCAGGCCAGGCGGCGCGGCATATACAGGTGAGGAGATACCAGCCTGCAGCAAAGCCACCAAGCCAAGATACTGAATTTGGTTGATCCGCGTCATCTGCGAAGCTTCGCGCTCTCAGGGCTGCAAGTCAATCCAGCGCCCTGAGAGCTCTTAGGTCGTCGCGTGTTTCGCAGCTATCAGGCGAGCGCCATTTCCTGCTCAATGCGCTCAATTTCCCCCAGCCAGGCGGCAACCCGCTCCCGCGTCCACCACGCATTGCACGCCTGCTGGATCTCTTCCGGCTGATCGCTCAGATCGTCGCCGGGGGTCAGGACATAGATTTTCGTCGAGCGCAGCGTTTCGCCCTCGACCTCCACCGACAGCGTGCGCTGCACCTGGATGGGGCCGTGAGAGAGCGCCTGATAGTTGAGCATGATTTCCTCCATTATGCGGCTGCCCGATAGGTGCCGCTGATACGCAAGGTCTGCTGCTGGCCCGAAGGGAACATGCCGATCTGACCGGTCGCGGTGGTCGCGCCGCTTTTCTGTCCGATGATGGTGGCAAGCGCCTGCGATCCGTTCGCCGCCGCGAACAGCTGGGTGGCGTTGTTCGGCCAGGTGAACCCCGACATCGACGAGAAATCCAGCAGTGAGTAGGCGGTGCTGCTATCGGCGACATAGGGCAGGCTGATCTGCAGATTGCCCGAGGTGATGGCGCCGTCGTAGGTCGGCGTGAACACCAGCACTATGTTCACGTCGACCAACTTGCCACGTTTGCTGACGATGCCAGTACGGGTGCCCCAGGCAATGTCGAGGTTGCCCGGCGTCGTGCAAGTGATGTTCGGCACGAAGGTGCCGTTTATGATCCAGTCGATCAATTCGGCGTCGCCGGCAGAATTCAGGATGGCGAGCTTGCTGGGCGCGGGCGTCAGCGCGCGCAACTTGTCGAGCATCGCTCCCTGCGCCTGGATGCTCTGGCCGACTTCCCCGCGCACGAAGGCAGTGGTCGCAAGCCGCGTGCTATTGTCCCCGGCCGGTGGCGTAGGCCCAGAGGGCAACAGACGCCGATTGGTGACACGGACGGTCGGCTCGTTCGCCGAGAGGTTCACGACACCGCTACGCGCATCGAGGCTGATGGTGCTATCGATTGTGATGTTCCAGCAGCCCGGCTCGATGATCACGGCATAGCGCGCACGGTTTACGCCGGATGTGGACGTGCCGATGAAACACCCCGAGATGTCGATGTCGTGAGCGCCGGCGCAAATCTGCACCTGAGCCGCACAGCGCTGGACATAGCCCCCACTGGTGAACGCCCCCGAGAATGCGGGAATAGTGCCATCGATCTTGAGCACCAGGTCGAAGTTGTCAGCATCGACCAGCTTGATCTTGAAGTCGCTGCCGGCAATGCCGGGAACGCCGAAGCTTGCGGTGGAAAAGTGCACCCATTCGCCTTCCCGGAACGGATGGCCCGGAACGGTGATGCGGGGAAGGCCCGCGCCGTTATTGGCCACATTGGCAAGGCCGCGATAATATCGCCACGACTGGCCGCCGCCCGCTCCAGCCACATAAGCGATGCTGTCGGCGTCGAACACGGTCGGGCTGATCACGGTGATGCGCGTCTGCCCATCACAGCCATTGGTGCGGGAGGTGCGCACACGGTCGCCGGTCGAGTAGCCATGGGGAGCCGCTGAGGTGAACCGGGCGAAGCCCGCGCCATTGTCGGCGCAGCTGCTCAGATCGACCTTGAGATTGTCGACATACACGCGGCCGCTGTTGTTGATGTCACAGCCCGTATAGGTCGCGATACCAGCCCGCAGCATGAGGCCGCTGCCGCCCGACGCCCGAAGGTCACAGTTGGTGAACTTGTGCCGCCCCTTGTAGCTGGCGAACTGGTTGACGACATGGCCGTCACTGTCGGTCGAGAAGTAGGAATTGCTGACCTGCAGCTTCCCACCACGCTCAAGGCGGAAGGCGTCACCGCCGAGGTTCTCGAAACCGCCGTCACCGAAGTAGACGAAGCCGGGGTCACGGCCCTGCGCACCGCTAACAGTACCGCCGCTATATGCCCCATCGACCCACTCACTGTCGAACAGGTCGAAGGTGGTGTCGTTGATCCGCGTGATCGTCCAGTCGCCATTGATGACGCCATCGGGCGCCACCCCTTCGATGCTGACCCGCGCACCATTGGCATAGCCATGATTGACCGCCGTGACGACGCGGAAACCTTCATTGGGGGACTGGGTAACGCTGGTGATGGTACGCGGACTACCTACGGTATCAGAACGCATGGCGATGCCATGTCGACCGAAGTTGCCCGCACAGCCGACCAGCTTCGCAGAACCACCGCCGCCATTGAACGACCACAGGTCACAATTGCTGTAGCGGACGCCGCCGGCAGAACAGCCCAGATACTCGAAGATGTTGGCCTGGCTGTCGTCGTTCAGGCCGTTGTGCCCGAAGCAATATTCTCCGGCCATATTGGCAACGCGCACACCGCGTAGCTGGGCCTGGAACACCTTGCGGAATGTGAAGGCGTTCCAGCCTCCCTCGATCCGCAGGTTGTCGAACAGTAGCATGCCGCTGTTCGAACTGCTGTTGTCCGACGCCTTGAAGTCGAAGATCGACCCCGACGTCAGCGCCGTGCCGCTCGACCGGATATGCGCGTTGCGGATCGAGAAGCCGTCCGAGTTGCGGATATCAAAAGCGTCCGGGCAGGCTATCTCGATGCCGGTGCCCTGGCTCAGCGAATAGCTTGCCGCGCCGCCGGCCAGGCTGAAGGGCTTGTCCTGCACCAGCACGGGCGAACCGATACGCATGGCGAAGGGGCGGGCGATGCTGATTGCCACGCCGCGCGCCGACGCTGCCGCCATCGCGGCCAGCGCGGGGCCGTCATCGCTGGCGGCTGCGCCGGTCAGCACTGCGCCGGCGGCGCGCAGCTGCGCCTCGTCGGAATAGCTGGTCAGCGCCGCGACCGCCGGCGCCTGCGCCACCATGTCGGCCGTCGCCTGCTGGACGCCAACGCCCTCCGAACTTTCGCCGACCAGGCGCGTAATGGCGCCAGCGGGCACACCGACATCGCTGGCGCGGCTGCTGCCGCCGGCAATGCGCCAGGCGCCATTGAGCCAGTTGACGACTGCTTCGGTGTTACCACCGCCAACCACTGGCGCGCCGCCCTCCGACGAGGTCGCGTCATCGACGACATAATGAACGCCGATACGGCCAGCGGCGGGCAGGTCGGCAACCTTGCGCGGAAACAACTGCAGGCCGCTTAACATCTCGACCGGCGCGTCGCCCTTGGCGCCCAGCTGCAGGGGAATGTAGGCGCCCGGCCCTTCGGCATAGAGCTTGGCGGGCGTGTCGGCCGCGCCGGCGAACGCGAACACATAGTTGACCGCGCCGACCTGCTCATTCTGGATCAGCGCGCTGGCAGCAAGCGCACCGCCGGGGGCCGTCAGCTTGGTGTCGCCGCTGTTGCGGATCAGGTAGCGATTGACGAAGACATTGCTGCCCAGCGCCGCATAGACCGCGCCCGCGCCGCCCTTCTGGTTGATCTTTTCCCACAGGGCCGAGCCGACATTGACGTTGCAATTCGTCGCCTCGATCGAGATCGACGCGCCGTCCATCTCGGTGCCCTGCAGCGTCGCGACCTGGATCATGGCGTCGGGCTGCGTCACCTTGATCGTCTTGGCATCGGAGAGGTTGCCCGACCCGCCCGGCCATGCCTGCGCCTGGTGGTTTAGCGCATCGATCTGCGCGGTGAAGCCGGGGCTTTCGACCAGCAGGCCATAGCGGGTGAAGTCGGAAACGAGGATGCCGGCGGTGAACTTGGTCGTGATGCCGAAATCGCTCTGTTTGAAGCGGAACTGGCTATTGCCGGCGAAGGTGAAGATGTCGCCGACGATCGGCGTGTCGCTGCGGGCCATGATAACCGAGTCATGATGCTCCTGCATGTAGGAGAGCACTTCGGTCGCGGAGGACCAATAGGTCCACAGATGCCAGTCGAACAGGCGCGCGATGTCATAGCCTTCGTCGATATAGACGGCATTGGTGAAAATCTGCCCGCGCAGGCCGCGCACATTGAGGCGTCCACTTCGAACCGACTTCACCAGGCGATTGATGTTGGCGCAGTAGACGTTGACGAGGTTGAGCTCGCCCAGCAGATCATAGCAATCGAAGATGTAGGGATAGTCTTTAGGCTGCCAGCCTTCGTACAGATCGAGATGGCCATCCTGGTAGAGACCAAGATCGTAGAAGCCCACACCGCGCGATTCACCGGCGCCGCGCGTAAACTTGAACGGCGTGAACATGTGATCGGAGAAGGTCAGCCAGGTGCCGCTGGATGGCGCGGTCGCCATCGGGCAGCCGCGCCCCATCACCTGGATTGCGACCTGATCGAACAGCACGGTGCGATGGCAATGATATTGTTTCGCGCCCAGCATGATCCGCGCGCGGCTGTCGCCGCTGTCGGCCAGGAAGTCGTGGCAGCGCTGAAACGCGTCGGAGGCGCTGACGTCGCCTTCCTGCACGAAGTCGTCGAGCCAGGCGAGCGCGGCGCCATCCATATCGCCCGGTTCGCCCTTGTCGCCCTTTACGCCGAACAGCGTGCTGGCGCGGGCCTTCATCGTCTGGCCGTTCCACAGGACCGGGAAGAGTTCGGTGCCGTCGGCGGCACCACGGGCGGGAAGTTCGGAAATCTTAGGCATCGGCGTCCTCGACGCTGGCCGGCCAGGCCGGATGGTGGGAAATGTCGATCAGGTCCAGCTGCGCGGCGGTCGCGCCGGCAATGGCGTCCTCGATCCTGTCGGAGGCGGCCCGAACGGCATCGATCGCGGTGAAGCGCGCGGCGGCGGCGGGCTCCATGGCGCTGTCGGACGGCGTCGGCAGGCGCATGTCGTTCAACTGCTGCCAGATTGGGCTGATCGCCTCGATCCGCCGGGCGGCTTCGCGCTTGACCTGGCGCGCCATCGCGGCGCGGCGATCGGTCAGATTGGCCGTGCGGCGCCTGATCTGGGGACGGCCGCCGGCATTGGCGACGATCAGTGCGCCTTCCCCTTGGGCGGCGAGCAGTTCGGCGTGACGCGCTGCGGTGATCGCGACCGCGTCATCGGGCAGGGTCGCATGGATCGTGTCGTCCAGAAAGGCATGAAGGCTGGCAGAATAGTGGATCGCCATGGTCAGGCTCCCAGAGCGAAATAGCCGCACGCATTGGCGCTATCGTCGGCGGAAAAGACGGAGAAGCCGGATCGGGTGATGGTTGGGTAATCGACGCCGGCGGGATTATCCTGGCTGTCATTGCCGCTGCCCTTCACGCCATCGGTCAGCACCACGAAACAGGCGGTGGCGAAGCTGTCGGGGAACAGCACGGCGGTGCTGCCATTGGCGGCCGAGGTGAACCGGCCCCACATGAGGCGCAGGCCGCCCATGCCGGGAATGAAGGCGTGACCGTTCTGCGCGATCGATTTGGCGAGGCCGGACAAGGCGGCGGGCGTGATGGTCCGGTCATCGGCCGTTCCGGCGGCCACATCGGCAGCGCTGGCCGCCAGAACGGTCAGGATGCGATCGGCGGTGAGAGCGCCGCCGCCGGTAATCAGGCCGCCGCCGGTGATTGACCGGGCCGCCAGCGTGTTGAGCGCGTTCGTCAGCGCAGCCGACAGATCATCCATGTCGGACGACAGGGCAGCATCGCCATCGGCGATGGCCGTGCTGATCGCGGCCGACAATATGTCCAGGACAAGCTTCAGCTTGCGCGGGGTGATGATGCGCAGATCGTCGGTGCCAGCGGTCGCTTCCTCGATCGTGGCGATTTCCGCCACGCCCTTGATGGTTTCGGTCGCCGGCGGATTGAGGAAGCTGACCGGGCCGAAGCTGATCAGGTCGGCAATGTCTTGCGCGAAGATGACGTCCTGGACCAGCAGCAGGCTGGTCGCGGCGACCTTGCGGAAGATCGGTGTTGCCTGCGCAAAGACGGCAAACAGCGTGCCGTCGTCGAGATAGAGGCCCAAGCCGCGAACATCATAGACGTCCTGGCTGGCATCGGTGGCGGTCAGGTGGATGATGTTGGGCGCCACGGCGGTGCCGCCGACTGTATCGATGCGCTTATGCTCGCCCGGCAGCGTGTCGATGGTGGGCGCCATGACGAAGCCGCTGGCGGTCAGGCCCAGCTGGCTGATGCGCACGGCGCCGGTGCCGCCGCCGCCGGGCGGGAACAGCGCGGCATAGCCCTGCTGCGTGATCATGAGTTGCAGCGGCTGCATCAGGGATACTCCAGAAAGGCGCTGGCCGGGTCAGTGACGACAGGTTCGCCATCTTCGGTCTGCAGATAGCTGTCCCAGATGGACTGGGTAGCGCTGACAAGGTCGCCGGCCTGGTCGAGGCGCATGTGGCCGGCGATGCCGGCGATCGACACCAGCTGGGCCAGCGTCTCGCTGCGCACGCGATAGACCATCGTCATGTGCGCGCGGACCGGCTTTACCTGGGCGATGTCGCGCAAAATCTGTTCGACCAACGTTTCGTCATAGACGATGTCGCTTTCGTCCAGCAGCGGCAGTTCCAGGCGGAAATGGAAGGGATCGAGCGTCTCGCGGTCCTGATGCCACTCCACCAGCCTGATGAGGGGATCGAACCGATCGAGCACGACGCGCAGCGAGGCGGGCGTGCCCTTGCGCCGCTGAAAGGCGATGGCATCCGCGACCGCCGCTCGCTTGACCGCTTCGGGCCAGTCCGCGTCCCAGATATCGACCGACAGGCCCCAGGCGAGCCAGGGCAGGTGGGACATGGGGCATTCCCAGGGCGACCACAGCTTGCGCAGTTCGATCGGGAGGTCGAGCATATCGAAGCTGACCTGTTCCAGCGCGCGCTGGAGCGGGGTGGACCGGGGCGGCAGGATCGAGTTCATTCGCCGACCCCTGCGACGGTCACGTCGATAGCGGTGCAATAGGGGGCCTGCTGGCGCGTGACGTCGATGTCGGCCGCCGGCTGCACCAGTTCGACATTCTGCACGCCTTCGACATGCAGGGCGGCGAAGATGCCCGATCGCGTCACGTCGCGGCCGAGGCGGTGGCAGTCGGCGACATAGGTGTCGAGCCGCGCGCGCGCCGCAGCGCCGACCACAGAGGTGTCAGGCCCGCGAAAGGTGCGCAGGGTGGCCGCAATCGCATAGGGGACGATCTGGGCCGACTGGACGGTCACGAAGTCGGTTAGCGGGCGCCTTGTGTCATCCGACAGATAGGCAGCGACCTTTTCGACCAGGGCGGACGAGGCGGCGCCGCTCGCGGTTTCGCGTGACAGGATCGCGACCAGCACTTCACCGGGCGACGGGCTGGAGGCGCTGGCATCAAGCACCTGGGCATCGGCCGAAAGCGAGTGAAATATATAGGCGCCTTCCGGCCCGGCGACGGTATAGCCCTCCGGCGCAAGCACCATGCGGCGGCGAAAATCATCGTCCGCCTCCATCACCGTCGGCGCGCCCGTGACCGGATCGGCAGGGGTCAGGGTGAAGCGGCCGATGGTGAAGGATGCAGCGAGATTGTCGAGATCCGCGCCGACAGCGTGGGCGGGCATGACCGCGCGCGCGGCATCGTTGATCCGCTGGCGCAGGGTCTGGACGATATAGGCCAGGAGCAGCAGCTGCTTGGTTGCCGGATCGCTCTCGCGCGCTTCGAAATCCGGCATCAATTCCTTCATCTTCGCGACAGTGGTCGCATAGATGGTTTCGAAATCGAGCAGTTCGACGACGTCGGGCGAAGGAAGGCGCGACAGATCGACAGCGGTGAAGGTTGCATCGGCCATGGCGCCCATGTCGTTGAGACATCAGGGGCATGGCCATGGGGCGCATATGGAGAGGCTTCCTCTCCATATGGATAGCCGGCGCGTCAGGTACGGCGGGGCATGGCACCGGACCCGAAATACCGGTCAGGGCTGGACACTCAAGCGTTGTGGGACGGCAGGAACAATGATCGCAGAAAGATATTGAAGAAATGATACGTCGAATGTTACCTAGCTTCATCAGTAAAGGATAACTATTCGTAATGACAATTAATCGAGATATTTGGTCCGGTCTTTTTCCTCGTAACGCGATGCCGGGCTTCCCGTGCCCTGCATGTGTGAACGGTAAATTGAAGCTTGTGAAGGGTTCGCTTGAAGTCTCAGAGCCGGCGTATTCTGTAAATGAACGACAGCGGAACAGTCACGATTGGGCGCCAGAAATGGACGTTTCGCGATGGTCCGCAAGGCTCAAATGTGATGAGGATCTTTGCGGAGAAATCGTCAGCGTCCACGGCGACACATATTGGATCGATGACGATTCCGAAGATGACGAGGGCATCCCTCAATGGTCGCTTGCAGAGATGTTCCGCATTCGAGGCATTTACCCCGCACCTCCCATGTTCCCGGTATCAAAGAATGTGCCGCATGAAGTGGTTTTTGAACTGCGCACCGCATTCAAACTGTTCTGGGTAGATAAATCCGCTTGCGTCGCGAGATTGCGCACCGCAGTGGAACGTCTTCTCGACGATCAGTCCGTACCTAAGCATGCTACTGCTGGCGGAGGTAACGTGAAAAGGCTCGATTTGCATAGCCGGATCAATTTGTTCGCGTCAGGCGCAGCGCATGCGGATCAAATGCACGGTCTCAGGAACATCGGTAATCTGGGAACGCATGGTAGCCAGGATGTGACGCCCGAAGATTTGTTCGACGCACTGGATGTCCTCCAATACGTTCTCACCGGGATTTACGACACGATGACTATCGATGCTAAAGCCAATCGTCTTAAGGCGAGAAGACATGGCAACTGAGCAACGCTGGACTTACCAAGCATCGACCAAGTGCGAGTAGAGCAAATCCAGCATATGTTCGCGATCTGCCGCGCTCGCCCCCAGCAATTCGCGCTTGGGATAGCCCATAGCCTGGGCGCGCGGCGACGGCTTGTCGCGAAGGCCATATTGGTGGATCGAGGCGATGGCCGACGCCTTGCCCGAAAAGCCGACCCAGAAACCGCGATCATCGGCCTGGCTGCGCAGGAACTTGCCCGATGCCAGGCGGCGAAACATGGCCTTGCGGCGCAGGCCGCCGCGCCGGCGCAGCGTACCGCCGGTGCGGTTGCGATGCTCTTCGGGCACCGGCAGCCATTTGACGACCTTTTCGAACTCGAAAGAGCGGATCGCACCCGCCTCGATATCGAAGCCGGTCATCATCCTGTCGCTGCCCCAGGTGAAGCTTTTCATGATCACGCGGCGCGGCGCACCGCCGCCGCCTGAGGGGTAGAGGAAGCAGGTCGCGCCGCGCCCGGTCACCGACGGTGCCTTCGCCTTGCGCGGTTCGAAGGCTGCGCCAGCGGGATCGCGCTGGGCGGCGACGCGACCCCGGTTAGCCTGCGCCAGATCGCGGCCCATGCGGCGCAACAGCGTGCGCCGCTGCGAAGCGCCAAGGCTGCGCAGCAGGGCGCCGGCCAACTGTTCCAGCTCCGCCAGATCATCGCTCATGGGGCGATATCTTCGTCATTGGCGATGAGGGAGCCGAACGAGGCCGTCACGCCAGCAAATGCGTCGGTCAGGCCGGCTTCGGGCGAATGCTGAATATCATAGCCGGTGCCGGCCTGGTTGGGCGTCACCACGACGGTTTCGGTGAGGTCGATCGAGATCAGCACGTCCGACATGTCGCCGTCGAGCAATTCGCATTCAAAGCCGAAAGGCTGGCTGTCGTCGCGGCGCAGTAGCTGAGGTTGTTCCTTTTCGATCCAGGCCAGCAGCGGCACCATGATATGGTCGGCATTGCCGGCATACTCCCACAGTCCGACCTTCAAAGTGTAGCGATAGGCGAAGGAGGGGGTGCGCGAGCGGCGCGCCTCCACCTGGCCGCCTTCGATCCAGACGTGCAGCCGATCGGGATGGGTCTTATATTCGGGCAGATAGGCGGTCAGCCATTGCCGCAGACTGTCGGCCTTGCGCATCGATCAGTGCCCCGTACAGGCGCCGGCGCGCACCTGTTCCTGCAGTTCGACCAGCGTCGCGCGAATCTGGCCGGCGACATCATAGAGCGCGGCCAGGCTGCCATGGCACTGGCCGCCGGTCATTTCACCGTTGGGGCTGCGCTGGACCATTGGCAGGCGCGGCGGCGGCGCCAGCAGCGTGGGCGACAGGTTCGCCGTTGGCCGTGGCGGCGGCGCGGTCGAGCAGGCCGACGCCATCAGCATCAAGGCAGACATTGCTATAGACCGGCCGATCAATGACCTTCTGGCTTTCATGGTAGATTTCCCTGACTGCGCCCTGCCGGGCATATTCGTCGGCCTGGTGCTGCTGCGCGGACGCATCGATCTGCACTTGCAGCTTGCGCTGTTCGGTCTCGCGCGCGTCGTCCACGCGCTTCTGGGCTGCCTGTTCCTGGGCGGCACCGACATGGACGCCATAGGCAAAGCCGGCGATGCCGATCAGACAGGCGGCGAGGGCGGCGCCCAGTGCGAGGCGGATGCTCATGCGACCCGATTCCGGAACCACCCGAACACGAAATCCTCATTGGCCGCGCGCGATCGAGCGAGCATCTTGTAGCGCTCGCCCTGCGAGCAATTGAGCGCGCGGAGCATGACCCGTTCGGCATCGGCGCCGCGCACCTTCAGATAGGTGCGGAAAGTCGCCACCGTCTTGGGACCGATATCGCCATCTTCCTTGATGTCGGGATAGAGCCTGCCCTGCTGATTGAAGGCGTTGAGCGATTCCTGAAACCAGAGCGCGGGAACAGCCGGCCCCATGTTAACGCCGGTGTCGAACAGTTCTTCGCCCACGGCCTCATTGATCTCAGCCACGGCGGCAAAGCCGGTGTCGATCGCAAATTCCTGCCGGTAGATGGCAACCGCGGTCGCACGTGGAAGCGCGCGCATGTCGCGCTTATAGCCATGCTTGCGCGCGACCCGTTCGGTGATGCCCCACATGGTGGCGCCGCCCTTGTCGGAAGGATGATTGGAATAGCCGCCTTCACGGCCGATGACATTGTCGATCAGAGTGTCGATGCTCATAGATCAATCCCCCTTGGGCAGGTAGCGGTCAGCCAGGCGCGCGGGCAGGCCGGCCAATATGTCGGAGACGGCGCGCAGCACGCGCGGGGTCGCGTCGAAGGCGACCAGGGCGATCGCAAAGGCGATCGACTGGGCCACAAAGCCATTCCAGCCCGTCACGGCGATGATGCCGATCGTGGCGTAATAGCTGACGGTCGAGCCGACCACCCACTGCACGAAGCGTTGATGGAGCGGCAGGGCCGGCTTCCATGCCTGGGCGACGGCCGAGCCGATCAGCGAAGGGGTGAGCGACCCGACAAGGTCGGCGCCGGTTTCGAGCAGATTGCGCAGGTCCATGGATCAGTCCCAAAGTTGCGTGATGGTGCGCACGCCGGTGGCGGTGCTGGCGGAGGTTGCCGGGACGGTCACAAGCGTGCCGAGCGGCAGGATGGTGCCAAGATCGGCAAGGCCGGGATTGGCATCGAGAACACGGGTCAAGTCATCGGGGCCAAGCCCGGCATCACGCCACAACAGAAGGTCGAGCGTGTCGCCCTGGCGTGCGGTGAGCTGCTGCGCGCTGGCCATCAGATCAGGTCCACGATGGTTCGGCCGATCCCCTTGAGGTCGCGCAGGGCATGCTGGGCATCGCGTCGCAATTCGCCGATCGAGCCTTCCAGTTCGCTCGCCTGGTTGGCGCCTGCATTGGTGGTGTCGAAATCGCGATGCCGTTCGATCAGTTCGGCCTTGGCATAGAGGCCTATGGCGCGGCTGTAGGCGAGCACGCGAATGCTGGTGCCGTCCAGCTGCGGGCCTGGCATATCCTGCAGCCGGGCATGGCCGGCGGCCTGGGCAGATGATGCGAAGGCGCCAAGGTCGATGCGCGCGGTCATCATCGCGCCCAGGATTGCAGCGCGCAGGCGCGCGGCGGTGATGCTGGAGGGTACGCGTTGAGCCGCGCGGACGGCAAGCGGATCGATGTCGGGGAAGAAGCCGTCATTGGTGATGGTCGGTTCATTCTCCGGTGTGGGCTCCAGATCGGCTTCGGGCGGGCGCGCGACGAAACTCATGCTGGCGCCATCGCGAGGCGCGCCAGCTGGCAGGCGGTCGGGAAGGCGATCAGCAACCAGAAGACCAGGCTGATCAGCTGGGCATAGGGAAAGCCGATCCACGCGAACTGGCGCCAGAACAGACGGCGCAGTGCTGGCGGATATTCTCCAATGATGCGGCGATACCGCGTGAGTCGTTCGAAGATCAGGCGGATATCAATGGCCATGATGACCATGACGATCGCCAGGACCAGCGCGGTCGCGATCAGAGCAATGTTGGGCATCATCATGTCCTTATCCTGCGCCCCGGCTTACAGGGGTGGGGATCGGGTCCGGTGCGGCCCTGTGGCCCGAAGGCCTTCCCGCATCGCGCGATCCGCCCCTGAGCGCCGGGGGCGAGCTTGTCAGGCGCCGGCGCCGTTTTCATTGGCTGGGGCCAGCGCGGCGAGGGTGGCCGCCTGCAGCTTGGCTGCCCGCTTGATCTTGTCCTTCACGCCGACGCGCGCATTCAGACGCTGGGCTTCGTTGAGGCTGGTCAGCGCCGCCTGGAGCCGGGGCAGGGCGGCCGTGGCTTCCATATCTTCGGCGTCGCGCAGATGCTCGATGCCGATCGCCTTCATCAGCTTGGCGCGGACCTGATCATGCAGGTCGATATGGGCGGTCAGTCCCTCGACGCGAACGAGGATATCGGGCGAGAACGGTTCGCCCAGGCCCTGAACCTTCAGCGCCGCGTCTGCGATTTCCTCGACGATTATGGTCGCAGCGTCGCGCTGATAGCGCGCCGGCATCGCGACATGATGGCGCAGGGCAAATTCGGCCAGGTCCAGCCCGTCATGATATTCGCCAATGTCGATGCACCAGACCATCATGGTCGGCAGGACTTCGGCAGCGAGGCCAGTGCCGACGCCGGCATCGGCTCCCAGCAGGCCCCTGACCCAGTCACGATATTCGGGGATCATCTCCCGCTTCGCCGCGATCTTCATGTCGATCGAGCGGATTTCCTTGAGGCGGCGCAGATCATGGGTGAGGCGCAGGCCGATCTGGCGCGCGGCAATGTCGGCCTGTGAGGGCTTAGCTGCCCCCGCCGGGAGAGTGGCGGCGGGGGCAGCGGCCGCCCCACCATTGGGAGCAGACGCAGCGCTTTGGGCAGCAAGGATGCGTTCCTTGTGACGGCGAGCAAGGCTCATGTGCGTGTCCTGTCAGGTGGGGAGGATAGGGGGACGGGAAAGCCGGATCAGGCCGGCTTCTTGCCCATCACGATGTTTTCGACGAGAGCGGCGCGGCCATGGTCCTCGACGACATAGTCTTCGTTGACGCTCTCATAATTCTCAATCTGGTCGAGCGCCGGCTCGTCCTTCACCTGGCGGCGACGCGTCTCTTCCTGGACATAGATGGCCAGATTATCGAGGCTGGTGATCAGGATCGCGTCTTCGGGGAAGAAGGGCACGATGATGGCGCGCTTGCCCGCCAGCTGCATCGGCAGGGTCAGGATACGATGCGCGGCCTCATTCTCGGTCGCGGTGGCGCCGGCGGCCTGCAGCAGGTTGGCATATTTGTCCTTCACCAGCTTCCAGCCCACGATGACGACCAAGTCGGTATCGCTGCGATGCCAGGGATCGAGCAGATCGAGCGCGTCGAACGCCAGCGCGTCAAGATTGGCGAAGTCGGCTTCCGCCGCGTCGACATTGGTGGCGTCCTGATCGACCACCTCGACACCAGCAGCGACATAGATGGCTTTGGTGCCACCGGCAGTCAGGGCGCCATCGTCCAGAACACGCGCCGGCGTGCGCGTGCGGATTTTGTGCAACCAGCCCTCATTGACGTCTTGCAGCAGCGGGTTGGTGGCGCGGTTGGTGGTTGCGGCGGCCGACGTGCCGTTGAAGCCGATCATGATCCGGTCGCGGCCCTGCTGTTTCAGGATGACGTCGCGCAGCAACGTCTGGAATTCGGGACGATGGCGCCAGGCGTCGAGCTTCGAATATGGGATGGCGTGATCGAAATTGGTCTGACGGCAGTGGTAGCCGCCGTCATCGCTGGTGTCGGTCGGGTCGGTCGGCGTGCGGCGTTCGCCGGCGGCGGTGTTGGTGCGGCTTGCGATCGGACGCGTGGTGCCGACGCCAACCTTTGCGCCGGTCTGCGACGGGACGAGGTTGATGCTGATCTGGCCCAGGAATTCGCTCGATTCCTGGATTTTCTCTTCCAGCTTCTGTTCGACATTGGGGGCGACGGTGAACTTGGTGCTGGTGACTTCAGCGGCCTGGACATTGTTGAGCAGCGCGATCTGGCTGACATAGGCGGCGAAGGCGATGCGGGTTTCTTTACGCATGATTGCTCCTGAGGGTGCGGGGCGCGAGCGGGAAGGGGCGGATGTTGCGGGCGCTGTGGATCAGCAGTCGGTGACGATGGCTGCACCGCCGCCGGTGGCCTGCTGACGACGGAAGGTGCCGGGATCTTCGGTCTTGGCGAGGTTCGTCTTGAGGGTGGCGAAGTCAGCCTGCATCTTGGTCAGACCTTCGCTGAGCGGCTTGATCGCAGCGGCGACCTGTTCGCCCATGGCCGTGCTGAAAGCGGCCGCATCGAAGCTATTGTCGTTTGCCGGCTTGGGCGTCTCCGGCTGTTCCTGCGGCTTTTCCTTGGCCCCGGTGAATTTGGCGGCGACGCTGGCAAAACCGGCAGCGATAGCGGCGGCAATGCCCTGGCCATCGACCGGCTCATCTTCCATCTCGATTTCGACCGCTTCGAAGGCTTCGGAAAAGAGGTTGGCAGGAGCCGACTTGCGGGCGTCGAACATCGGCTTGAACGCCGAAAAATTGAACGCCTCGACCCCGAACGATGCGGGATTGTCGGTCATACCGAGGCCCGTCATGCCGACCTTGCCGGTGCCTGCAAAGTCCGGGCTGATTTCGAGCGAGGGATAAGGCTTCTGGCCCTTGGCACGCATGGCAAGGAACTGATCGTTCGGAACGACCTGCGCATAGAGCGCGCGGCGGCGCTGTTGCTTGCCGTCAATGGTGAATTCGTCGGTCTGGGCTTTGACGGCGACGACGTCGCCATAACCGTTGAACGGCGGTTCCGGGCTATAGCCCTTGATATGCTCGCAGTTGATGCGCGGCGTGTAGTTGTCGGTGTTGAAGGTCGCGACGATGTCGTCGATCCACGAGGCCTCGATCTTGCGGCCGTCGCTGACGGTGAAGCCTTCGACGAAGACGCGGAAAAATTTGCTCTTGGCCATGGTCGGTTCCAGTTCCCGTGGTTGCGGGGCGCGGCGCCCCTGATCATCGGGAGCCAGAAAGGAACTGAAGGCGGGTTTTGCTCAAGGCGCGGCATATGGAGAGGCTTCCTCTCCATATGGAGGGCGATGCGGCGGCCATGATCCGCGCGGCATGGTCCGCCCCGATGACCAGCCATGCCCTCCATGCCAGCGACCCTCTGTCGCCTTACGCCCGGTTCGATCCGGAACGGCATGCCCGCAGCCTGTACTGGCGCGGGTGGGGCATCACGCAGATCACTGGCGAGTTCGAATTGCACGGGGTCGTCAACGACAAGGGCAAGCCCTTCTCGCGATCGACGATAGAGGCGTGGAAGCAGCGACAGCGCTGGGATGATGCGCCCTCGATCCGCAAGATCGAGGATGGCCTCGAAATCCGGCTGCTGACCCTGATCGCCAAGGAAAGGAAGACGCCCGCCGACTTTGTCGAGATGGACGCGCTCAATCGGTCGATCGAGAGCCTGGCCAAGGTCCGCCGCTATGAGGCGCCTGGCGGCCATGCCGGCGACCTCAATGACAAGGTCGCCAATCGCAACGCCGGGCCGCGCAAGAAGGCGAAGAAGAACCATTTCACGGCCGAGCAGGCGGAAGAGCTCAAGCGCCTCTTCCTCGACGGCCTCTATGATTATCAGCTGCGCTGGTGGGAGGCCAAGGATCAGCGCACGCGCATGATCCTCAAGTCGCGCCAGATCGGCGCGACCTATTATTTTGCCTTCGAAGCGCTGATCGACGCGATCGAGACGGGCCGCAACCAGATTTTCCTGTCCGCCTCCAAGGCGCAGGCCCACCAGTTCCGATCCTATATCGTCAGTTTCGCCAAGCTGGTCGGCGTCGCGCTGACCGGCGATCCGATGCTGATCACGTCGGACCTGCGCCCGGCGGAGGAAGCGGCGGCAGAACTGCATTTTCTGGGCACAAATTTCCGCACCGCCCAGGGCCGGCACGGCAATTTCTATTTCGACGAATTCTTCTGGGTCCACAGCTTCGAGGAGTTGAACAAGGTCGCCTCAGGCATGGCGACGCACAAGAAGTGGCGCAAAACCTACTTCTCGACCCCGTCGAGCGTCGCGCATCCGGCCTATCCCTATTGGACCGGCGACCGGCGGAACCGCCGGCGCAAGAAATCCGAGCAGATCAAGATCGACGTCAGCCATGCCGCGCTGGCGATCGGCAGCGTCGGACCGGATCGGGTCTGGCGCAACATCGTCAATATCGAGGATGCGCAGGCCGGCGGCTGCGACCTGTTCGATATCGAGGAACTGCGCGACGAATATGCGCCCGACGAGTTCGGCAACCTCTTCATGTGCGATTTCGTCGACGACAGCATGTCGGCGTTCAAGTTCAACGACATGATCGCCTGCGGCGTCGACAGCCTGGTTGAATGGAAGGATTTCGATCCGGAGGCTGAGCGCCCGTATGGAATGCGGTCGGTCTGGGCCGGCTATGATCCGCAGGAAAGCGAAACGGGCGACAATGCCGCGCTGGTGATCGCCGCGCCGCCGCTGGAAATTGGCGGCGACTTCCGCATCCTGGAGCGCCACCAGCTGCGCGGCCTCGATTTCGAACAGCAGGCCGAATTCATCAAGGCGGTGCTGAGCCGTTATCACTGCACTTATCTGGGCATCGATGCCAAGGGCGTGGGCGCTGGCGTCTATCAGCTGGTGGCCAAGCACGGCGCCATGCCCGGCTGCACGGTCGCCAGGATCGAATATTCGCTGGAGCTAAAGGCCCAGATGATCATGAAGGCGCAGAATGTCGTACGCCGTGGACGCCTCAAGATCGATACCGCCATGCTCGATATCGTTTCGGCCTTCGTATCGATTAAGAAAACGCTGACCACCAGCGGCCGCAACGTCACCTTCAAGGCGGGGCGCGGCGGCGAGGACGGCCATGCTGACCTCGCTTGGGCGACCATGCACATCCTCATGAATGAGCCGCTCGACGGCAAGGAAAAGCCCAAGGGCACGATGGAGATCATATGAGCAAGCGCGCACGCAGACTGAACCGCATGGAAGCCCGTGCCGCCGCCGATGGCGCGATTGTGGCCGCCAATGACAATAAGAAGGGGGCATCAATCCAGGCCTTCACCTTCGGTGATCCCGAACCGGTGCTGAGCCGCGCGACGATGCTCGACATGCTGGAATGCTATCATAACCAGCGCTGGTATGAGCCGCCTGTGTCGCTGCATGGCCTGGCGCGCGCCTATCGCGCGTCGCCCCATCATTCGAGCGCGATCATCCTCAAGCGTAACATGCTGGCCGCCAGCCTCGATCCCACGCCCTATCTGACGCGGCGAGAGTTCGCCGTCCTGGTCCAGGACTATCTCGTCCTGGGCAATGCTTATGTGCAGGAGATTCGCAATCGCCTGGGTAGCCTGCTGCGGCTCGATCCGTGCCTGGCCAAATTCACGCGGCGGGGCGTCGTGCCTGGGCATTTCTGGTGGGTGCCGGGGCACGGGCAGGAAGCCGAATTCGAGCCGGGCACCGTGCATCAGCTGATGTCGCCCGACATCAATCAGGAAATCTATGGCCTGCCCGAATATCTGTCAGCCCTGCAGTCCGCATTGCTCAATGAAAACGCCACCCTGTTCCGCCGGCGCTATTTCGAGAATGGCAGCCATGCCGGCTATATCCTTTATGCGACGGGCGAGTTTGCCGATGGCGATGTCGATTCCATGCGCGAGGCGCTCAAGCGATCGAAGGGACCGGGCAATTTCCGCAACCTGTTCGTGCATTCGCCCAGTGGCAAGGAAAACGGGATCCGCCTGCTGCCGATCGCGGAAGTGGGAGCCAAGGATGACTTCCTGGGGATCAAGAACACGACGCGCGATGATGTCCTGGCCGCGCATCGCGTGCCGCCGCAGCTGCTGGGCATCGTACCGGCAAACGCCGGCGGCTTCGGCGATGTCACCAAGGCGACTGACGCATTCTTCGAACTGGAGATCGAGCCGCTGCAGGCAGTATTTCTGGAATTGAACGAAGTTCTGGGCCTTGAGGTGGTGCGCTTCCGCCAACGGGAGCGCGCGCCTCAGGCCTGATCTATTCCCGAACGGGGATGACCGCGCTGCAACGCGGCCACCGACGAGGATCATGCTCGCCACTGCCAATCGGCCACCCTGGCCGCCCCGCCCGGATCAACCAGGGCGGAGGTTCATCTGTGAGCGAAAATCCAACATGTCACTCGAAAAAATTCAGCCTGTTAACCCCGCCGCTGGCTATATCGGCGGCAAGCGCAACCTTGCCCGCCGTCTGGTGTCGATCATCGGGAGCGTGCCCCATGACAGCTATGCCGAACCCTTTGTCGGGATGGGCGGCATTTTCCTGCGCCGATCGGCGCGTCCGCGTGCGGAAGCCATCAACGACATCAGTGGCGACGTCGCCAACTTCTTCCGCATCCTGCAGGAGCATTATCCTTATTTCATAGACATGCTGCGCTGGCGCGTGGCTAGCCGGGCGGAGTTCGATCGGCTTCGCGCATTGCCCGCCGATCGGCTGACCGACCTGCAGCGGGCCGCGCGCTTCCTCTATCTCCAGCGCCTGGCATTTGGTGGAAAGGTGCAGGGCAGGGGATTTGGCGTCGACGCCAGCGCCGGCGCGCGGTTCAATATCGCGAAGCTCGAGCCGATGCTGGCCGATATCCATGAGCGTCTGGTCGGCGTGGTGATCGAACAGCTGCCTTATGGGGATTTCATCCGGCGTTATGATCGCGCGGGCGCGCTGTTCTATCTCGATCCGCCTTATTGGGGATGCGAGACTGACTACGGCCAGGACGTGTTTTCACGCGCAGATTTTGCGGCGCTTGCCGACCAGTTGGACGGGATCAACGGCAAGTTCTTGCTGTCGATCAACGCAACGGAAGCGGCGAGGGCCACGTTCGCGCGCTTTCACGTGGCTGACGTTCCGACCACCTACACCATCGGTGGCGAACCGAAAGCGGTGACCGAGCTGATCGTCAGCAACTTCCCGCTGCCGTGAGTTTCGAACGGGCCAGCGGTGAAGCGCTGGCCCGTCTGGCATCAATCGTCCTCGTCATTGTGTGGATAGCCGCACTCACATTGTGCAGGCTCTCGCCAATCCGCTTTAAGCTGGTCTGGGATCGCTATCCGGACTGAGCAACTCGGACACCAGACGCCCGATTCGTTTACATATGACCAGGTCGTGTTCGGCCAAACTTCGATGTCGCTCATATGCCCCCCAGCTTTAGAAAACATTGCCACGGTGGCGGCGCAATTTCCATCTAACGAAATTTCACATGCCAACTCGCGCGGGGCAGCTTAGAATGTTCCAAATCATTAATGAACGAAAAAAATGGCCTGACACCGATCGGGTCAGGCCAAGTCGAAGTATTGCCTACGGCAACCTTCGGGTCGCGCGACAATGTTAGTCGGGCATTGTTGCTATGTCATACCCCATTTGGGGTATATGAGATTGTTTCCTCATCCTCGGTATCGGTTGATAATCCGCTTCCACTCCCGTTCGTCGGGCAGAGGCAAGGTGATGCGTGGGCCGGAATAAGGCTTCATAAGATCGACGCGCCTGGGGCGAACCTTCTGCCCCAGCGACGAGCGGCACGATTTGCACCATAGCCGGCGCTTCGCATCAACCAGGCTGTCGGGCCATCCTTTGCGATGGAAACGCCAGAAGAGGCCATGCGGATCGAACACCGCGAAATGCCCGCATCCGCAGGACACCTTGACCGCATAATGCCAGGCAGCGGCCTCAAACAGCGAGGTCGGGACTTTCACGCCATCCTGATAGCGCGCCACGTCATTCCGCTATGATATTGATCTTGGCCAGTGCCGCGCAGGCAAGAGCGCCGATCATATACGGGCCGTCGTCGCGCTGCCCCGCGCGCAGTTCGCCAAGAAACTTCCTATTGTCAAAGCCGCGCGCCTCCAGCGCTCTCGCAACCGCGTCGCGGATATCGTTGATCCGATCCAT